AGCCACATTATTGAGATCTCATCACTGTTTACAATTTGCATTGATTTATTAGATTAGTAATTCTATTCCGTATGAGTGGATTATTCTGATTAATAAATGACAAAATAGTAGGAGCGTCAGATGCCACTAATTTGTATATGATATCATCACTAATGCCATAAGTATCACGTATTGCTTTTATGGTAGCAAAATCAACTATTGCAGATATAACGGGAGATTGAGAAGCTAGTTTAGAGAATTTATCTATGTCGAAATTTCGTTGCTGTAAGGTTTTAATGTCATATGAAAATCTTCTTGTAGGCGTTATTTCATGAACAGTATTATTTTCTATCATTCTATAAGATCTATTTGAAATAAAATTGTCAGCTGATCGTGATACTATTTCTGAAAAAGTATCTACATCAGTAATTTGTAATCTGTTAGTAGTTGAAACCATCATGGCCGAAGTAATATCACTATAGTTCAACGAATTATTATTCCTAGCAACATTAGTAACGTCTTCCAATAAGTCTCCAATGACAAACTCCCGATAATTTTGTTTTGCTGCTTTTTTGAACATTTTAGTACTTCTAAATTTTTTCATAACACTAGCAGCAACATCCTTAACCGATGAAGTAATAGCCGGAACTGATTCTAATAGATTAGAAAATGTTAATGGTGACATAGCGAGGGAAAGTATATCACTTAATGCAACTGAACTCGCTAAAGCATTGAAGTCATCACGTAAATCATTGATTTTTCTCTCTAAATCCATTCTTACAGTACTAGATGAAGCTATTGGAGTTTGGTAGTTCGGATTACTTGGTATTAAAGAAATAAATGAAATAGTTCCAACTGTATTAGCTACATGACCGTCTGAATAAGCAAATCCTGTCCCTGATGCTACTCTTCTAGTATTTATATCTCCTGTTGTAATGAACCATCCACTAGTCGAAACTACTCTGAATACGAATCTTAACGAATTCAAAGCTGCATAATCAGTAAATTGTTGAGATAATAAACATCTATCATAAACAAGTTGCAACCTTGATGAATGTAATCCAGGATATGATCCTACAGGTATCTGAAAATAATATGACATCTCTGACGAATAAGAATACTGAAATCCTCCTATATCCGCTCGTACATCGCGAACATATACCATATTTTTAAATATTTCTGAATCATCCCAATAATCAATATATACATATGAATCAGTATCGAGTATATCAAATCTACCAATTTTAAAATCAGTAGGCAGTGATCCTCCATATGCTCGTTCTTTTACATTATTGAAACTTATAGTCACATGAGCATTAACATTTTCTCCTGCTCTAGTGTATGAATATGTATGATTAACTGTTTTAAACGTTACACTAGTATAGTCATATCCCCATCCTCCACCTTTCACAATTTCAGATAATATTTTACATTGCAAAGTTATATCACGTACGTATTGAACTTCTTGCCACAATGAGTCCTTACTAATAATATTACTAACATTAATAGGACCATCCCCTAATTTTGAGTTATCATTCATCTTTTTCATCATTTTCATGTCTACAGTTTTAGCTGTTGGCTGTTGTAAATTTTTAAGATATGTATATGGATCACTACTTGCCAGAAAATACTCAGTATACATATTAATATTAATACCAGGATTACTTCTTGGAAACTCGTGATTCCAATTTTCCCAATTAAATGAATCATTATTAAAATTTTCCATTCCTGACATGCAAATTCTCATTCTACTTGAATTTATTGGTTTAATTAGTATACCACCCACGTTCCAGTTGAATGTTACGACTTGTTTTTCTAACTGTGTAGATCCCTCGTTCCAAAATAAAATTAAACAATCTGAATTAGCATCATGCGTCTTATTTTGGTTATTGATAGTGTTATAATATACGGATGTTATAGTAGTTCCAGATTTTCCATACCATAGCTCAAATGCTGCTAGATTGCTGTTATAAGTGTCTGGACCATGCTTTAATAATCTAACTGAATTTAATGGTTTCTGATATAACAGCCAAGTATTAGTATTTATTAAGTTACTCCATTCAATTACTGTATTCGTATGTGGTCCAGTTATTTCAGGTGTAGAGAATGCCGATTTAAGTATTGACCCAGATCCCCACGTTGTAGGTGGCAATTGAGCATAGGTGTAGTTTCCTGCATCCACATAGTCTGATACCACTTTATTAGTTTGTTGATCAGATAAAATTTCATTTCCTAGAGAATAGTAATTTTGTGAGATTAATTGTGCGTACAGTGAAGACGCCATCGATCTCTACTTTTTAAGCC